GGCATACCCTGGGGCATACCACCCTGTTGCTGTTGCATAGCGTTGGCTTTATCTGCTTGTTCCTTTTGCATTTCTTCATGAATTTTAGCAACTGCATCTTCAAGTGTAACGTGACGCTGTGCTTTCATTTTGGCAATGCGAGCAATAATGCTTGGGTCAAGTGAACCAGCAGAAGCCTGCTGCTCAAGACCTGTTAACAGTGCTTTACGTAGACCTTCCATCTCAACACGGTCTGCTTCCAATTGTGGGTCTTCAATTGCTGGGTCCATAATACGGGCTGTCTCATTAGACATGATTCCCATACCAACACGTTGACCAAGTGAAACCACAAGACCGTTAATGTCAGAACCAGGCATTGGATATTTAACGTATGAAAGATTTGTTTCGAATGTTTCGTTTGGTGTGTAGTCTTCGCTAACAACTTTGCCATCGCCACCCATAAAGAACATACTTGGCTTGTTGCCGTAGTACGACCTCATAATTTGAACTGCACGCATGTTTTCTAACTCCATTGAGTTAGCAAAGATTTCCTGGTATTCCTGGAGTGGCATGTCAACTGCACTAGACAGGACGGAAGCACCACGTCGAGCGGTACGGATGTTAGAACCTGACTCGCCTCCAAATTCGGCAGGAATACCAGCCGTAAGGCGTTGTGCTCGCTCAAGGCGGTCAAGCGCCATCGGTGCATCTTGGGTTTGCTGTGGATGGACAATTTGAATTTGTCCTTTGTCCAAGATACCTCGAATACCCATTTTACCGTCAGCCTCTTGCACAATACGTGGTGAGGTTGGTGCGTTGGCAGGTGATACAACCCATTCGTCAGGAAACACGTTGCGGAATACTGCAATAGTGTTGAGTGCGTCCAACTTGGCTTCACGTTGGTACATGCCAAGCATTTGGTCAAACTGACCTTGAAGGCGGTCAAGAGTAATACGTCCAGCAATAACTACTGGGCAAATCTCTGCACGGTTAGGAATACGCTCAAGAATAATGTGTGTTGCTACACCTTTTCCTGTTTCCTGTGTAAAACCTTGGTTTTTTTGCTTCTCGGCACCAACGGCTACAAGAACTGTTTCGCTGGCATCAAGGTATTCAAGAATTTCAAACATGTCAGTGTCATGCTTGTCACCCTTGTAAAGAATAGAAGTCTGTTGTGGGTAGTGTTCTTTCATCCAACCCAAAGGACGACGGTCAGCAAAAATACAGTCAACTGGTTCCATGTTGTCCGGGTCAATCATTGGAGCAGGATATGTAGCAAGAGGATTGCGTACACGCCAGTGTGGAATACGTCGTCTGTCTTGTGGGTCAAGTGATACAGGAGAAAGAGATACAGCAGACATACCGTAAGCAGTAAGGTGACGGCTACGACGACGTAATTTAACAGCCATCTTGTTCATGTCCCACCAACCAATGTTGGCAAGACGACGGTCACGGGCTTTGTTTTCAGAAATCTGGATACCTGGGCGAAGTGAAGGATATTGAATGTCAGGAAGCATTGAAGCAACTCGCATAGCGAAAGAGTCAATACCTTGAGCAATGAGGTTTGGGATTGCAGGCTTTTCTGCTTCGTCTAGTTCCGGCAGTGGAACAATAACATCACCGTTGTAATGGTCACGTATTTCTTGCATGCGTCGAAACGTACCGCTACGTTGTGTGCGACGCTCCTGATACATTTGAACAATCTGCCCGGAGGCTTTGTCGTTGTCAGGAGAAAGGGGCATCTAAAACCTCAAATTAGTTAGTTGGGTATTTTTTACCCATTTTGGTCGCCATGCTTGCACGGACCTAGTTTGAGGCATGTAAAGATTAGGAAGGTTCCATTCAAAGAACCATTCCGCCATTACACAGTCATCCGTACGTCCGTGGGGGTATCTAGTAACTTCGTCAATTAATTTCATTGACCGAACCTTACCTTCGCCCTTACCCATCAATCTTACACGACCAAACTTCCAATGTTGAGAAATCGTCGTAACTCCGTAGTTGGCATCAGATTTATTGCTAGTAGTGTTGTGAGGAATAATCTCCACTCCACGTAATTGTCGCCAACGTTTAAAATGGTCATATTGCAACATAAATCGCTGGGCTGCGTTTTGTTCCACAATCCACACTTGAATAGGAAATCCAATAGAAATAGACAATCTCTGCCAATCTTCCATAACCCCAGTAAATTCGCCTTCGTTGTAGTTGTACTCTAAAAACTGCGGGGCTTCCATTTTACTACGTATGAGGTCAAGGAGGAACCTTTGTTCAGATTCTTTGTGGTATAGCCAACACTGGATTGACCAGTAATTTGTTGGACTAGGGTCTGCGGTTGCAACCACAATACAGTCTGATGCAGAAATACCTGGCGGTATTTCCCAACGGTCACGTTCATGGTCAATGCACCCGGGACTGTTCCCGTGCCCGTAGACCCATTCATTCCTGACAAGAACTTCATCTAGCGCCAGGTCTTCCTGTTGGTATACAACAGCAAAGCGTTCTCCTCGGTTGGACATAAGGTTAGAAATGTCTCGCCATCCGAGACGGCGTGGGTCCAAAAGACAACCCTCGGGGTAAGCAAGAGCCGAACGCTTGTGATTATCTGGATTACATTTTTCTTCATAGTGTGCCCTGTATTTTAAGTGTTTGTACTTTTTGTCACGTCGAAGCAGTGTCGCTTCTTCTTCAGTCATTTCATCGATGGCTTCTTCTGCCTCTTCGTCGAGAGGCTGCACCATGTCTAAAGCAAAGCGATAAAGGTCGTCAGGAGCCAAACGCTGACCAATAAGAGCAAGCATACCTGCAGGTTCAAGTCGGGTCTCTGCCACATCTTGGTACCAGTCTTCCATTGCTTCTCGCATTTCTGCAGAACGGACTTTGCGAGGGTCCACAAGGTCGTCCCAGAAACAACCATCGAAACGTCCTCCGATGAAACCACTATCCATACCGTAGGCACTTAGTGTTGGCTCCTTTTCAGAAATAGCACCCATCTCTTCTGGCTGCATAACAATAAACGCTTCGTTGGTCCACAGTTCTTTTTCCAATGGCTTGAAGCGTCCAAAGTCGTGAGCCATTGTAGTAATAGCATCAAGTGCTTGCCCACGGGCTTTAAGCATTTCATCGGCTTGTTCTGGAATAACACGTTCTAATGAACGGCGCACACGCATCAAGTTTCGCTTGGCTAGGGACATAGTCGCACTGCCGGTCAGAAGTCGTGTGGAACGGTTGCGACAAATAACCCAACAGGTAATGTCGTGGAGAAGAGTTGTCTTACCAGAACCAGGTGGCATGTTCATAACCACGTATTCTTTTTGTTCTGACTCAAGTAAATCTACAAGTGCCATACCTGCTTCTTCTTGCCATGGCGTAGACACACGGCCAAAGTACCTCTCACGAAAGTAACCAAAATCTTCAAGTGCTAATTTGGCTTCGTCACTTAGTTTGTCGTAAGGAATAGGACCTTGCAGTTTTGCTTCGGTCTTACGTTCACGATAGTCACGAGCAGAACTATCTAGTCCCTCGTCGGTTCTAAGGGTTTGAGCGGCTTTTTCGACTCGGTAGGCTGTGGCCTCTGAGAACTTAGCCTTTCGAGCACTTTCTGCAATGGAGAATCCAGCCGCTCGTGCTTCAAAATATTTCTTCCTTTGTACTGGTGTTACAGCCATTTATGAGTTCAATGCGTCTGCAATCAAACCACGCACCCTGTATCCAGGCACGTTGGAGTCACCAATGGTAAAGATGCCGCCGAGTCCGTCGTTGTAATCCTTAACGGCAATTACGAGGACATAGTCCTCCACGACCGGCATCTCCCATGGTGCGTCTGTTGGCAGTTCCTCGTTTATACGGTTGAGGAACTTAGGGAGGTTCTCATCTATCCACGCTTTTAGTGAACTTTCAATTATCTCCCCATGTGACATTATGCCTTAGTTTCTGTTTCTACTGTTGAAGCCACGGTACCAGCAAGGTGAGTTGCTAGTGCAATGTTGCTCTCAAGGTTGTGCTTGCGCACAAAGTGGAGTGCTTCGGTAAAGGTAGAAGCCAATACGCAAAGTGATGCTACAAGTCCTTGAACTCCTACAGGAAGACTGAAGCCTGGATGTACTACTGATAGCACAGCACCTGCCCCTGTAAGGAGTGCTGTGATGTGTGGGGCTATGTGTTTATTCATACCCCTGAGTGTAGCACACGAAAAGCCAAAAAATTTTTATTTTTAGCACCGAGGTGCAAAACTGCTCTAGGAGCGTGGCGTGCCGTCCGCGTTCCAGAGAGCCTTATAGTCTCGTCTGCGTTTTCTACGCCATCCAAGGCGAAGAGAGGTGACGGTATTGTCGCGGCGGCGGCTGCGAAAAATCAAGGCCGCTTAGGTTTAGGTTTTGGCTTTACGGCTTTGAACTTAATTTTGGGGTCGGCATATTTACGATTGGTTGTCTGTATGTCTTTCTCGCCGTGTTTGTTAAATGGCTGGCCACAGCCGCAAGTTGAACACATGTAACTATAATAGCACAAAGCCCCCCAGTTTCGGGTGGGGGGCAGAGTACTCGGAAATTCTTGTGTGTAGGGCTGTCCTACTCTTCTAACTATACACACATGGTATACACCTGTCAAGCACCTGGCTTGTGAAAACATTCACATACTAGTTACGTCACAAGGGCGGTGAAGGTGTTATAGTAGATGTATCACCAATGTGAGTGGTCGTGCGTGAAAGTCGCCCTGGAGTGTGAGTCCCAGCCGTGAGGTTGCAGATACTCGCCAGAGTTACCCGGTTAGAGCGGGGTTGGGTTGAACACGTGCCAAGAGCCTTTGGTAAATAGTCCTCGTGTTCATGACGGGTGGATTGTCCTAAGATTTTTTTAGTGGTGAATGCAGGGGGCTTTATGTTAAAACAACCCCAGTCCTAAGACACCCTCTGACAGTGGTTTTGACACAGAAATGTGACAGGGTCCTCGGCTCGTGTGCTAGCCTTGATTTGGAGAGAATGACAGTTTACCATTCTTGAGATACTTAATTTCTTTTAGGCTACCGCCTCGGCACACTACCGGTCAGAAACCTTCGGTTTCCTCTCGTGCGCCCTCGTTATGGCCTCATCATTGCATGATTCAGCCATGGTTCGCTACGCTCACCTGCATGCGTGGCATACGCCACGAAACTATAGATTATTTACTCTGTTTGTAGTGGAATGAGAGAGGATATGATAGGGAAAGAGATAGATGGGCTTAACGCTTCGCTCTGCACACTTATTAGTCGCTTCGCTCCGTCCCCTTCGGGTTGGTCACCAATGACTCTCTCACCTTTGTTCTGGCATCCTAGCGGTACCGCCTCAGCCATCAAGTTACCAAGATGAACTTTTTGCCCCAAGCAAAAACTTACATCTTGGCTTAACACTTGACTGCACCGGCTTTGCTACGCAATACCACTGGAGCCGCCACTGCAGGCGCGAGAGCCGCGTTTGCAGAAAGAAGACACCATGTTAAACAACGACTGCCTTGACTGCATTTTTACCAGCGCACCTCACCCGGGTGAAGGACACCTCGAGTTTCGCACCTGTGAAGCCTGCGCAAACGACTTCGTCGGTCGCTCCGACGGCTTCTGCGGTGCAGCGTGGTGCAACACGCACATCAACTGTGCCGAACCAGTGTGCAAATTGCCGGGCTGCGGCTTGGCGCCTGTACGACACCAGTTCTGCGACACTCACGCAACTCAACTCGAAGCAGCATGG